ATCAAGAGCTGTTCCTGCTCCAGGAGTGGATTTTGAGAATCCGTCATAGAGAGTTACAACGTCTGATGCCATCTTTCGCCTGAGAGAGTTAGCAAGTAGAGTTCCTGTTGTCGAAACAACATTAGAGTCTCCCTGCCTTCTAATCAATCGCTTGGAAACGGTTGCTATGATTCCATGCTCTGATGGTGTAATCGAGAGAGAGTTAGTTACTAACTGCTCTGACTGAGACAAGTCAACGCCTTCTGATAAGGCAGAAGCATTGCTCATACGAGCATAAGTTAGAACGTCCCATTGTTTGTGTCCAGTAGGAATTCTCTCGTTAGTTATCAAATCAGGATCTGGTGCAGCCGGCTCGAATGCTTCTTTAGCAGAAGCAACGAGTATTTTTTGTCCAGAGGACATATTACTAGTTGAAGAAATTGATAGACCGGTAGCCATATCTTTCCCCCTTTTATTTTATTGTAGTTTTTGTATCATTTGTTGATACTCAGCCTTTTCTATCTTCCCTTCTATATACGCAGAACGTACATCGTCTGGGTTTTTATAACTGGGAGCTGCTTTACCGCTCGGCTGTTCCACCGGTGGCGATACTGTAGCAGGCTTCTGAACCTGTGGCTGCTGTGGACTAGGCTGTTGTGGAGGAGTACCTCCTTTTGTCCTTACAGCGTTGCCTACCGATTCAGCAAACTGTGCACTACGCTGCTCTGGAGTCAGACTGTTAGTCGAATCAAGAGCACTATAACGCACATTAGGGTCGTTTCTATCTAAACCCATACTTTCAACGAATTTATAGATTTGCTCCCATTGCTGTTGTGCCTGGTCAGGTGTTGCCTGCTGTTGAGTCGGACTCGTTTGAGGCTGTGCCTGCTGCACGTTTTGCTTTCTGAGCTCTTCCATTTCGTTGAGTAAGGGAGTAACGACCGCCAATTGCTCCTCGTCCAGATTTTCAAGATATGCCTTCTTATCCATCTCATTTCTCATGCCGCTGAACTGTTGTTCCGCCCATGTTTGAGTATCCCTTCTGATGGCATTTAGGCCATTGTCAACAAGTCCCTGTAAACCACGATTTTTTGACTCCAGCTGCTGTAATTGATTCTGTATGTTCGTCAGCTGGTCAGGTGTGACGTACTGCGGAGTGGCTGCTACTTCGCCCTGCTCCCCATCTAGGCTCTGCTGATCCTGTGTTACCTCGTCATTCTGGCTGTTAACCATATTATTTACCTCCTGGATGAGCTTATGCTCCTGTCCTTAAATAAAAAAACCCAACTCCGGTCTTCTAAGGAAAACTCGAAATTGGGATACTAAATGGTATCTGCTATTAAATTGTTAATCCAATTATTTAACTATTTCTTGGTTTATGTCAAGATGATAACGCACAAGATGCGTTCTACCATGCCGTTTTGCCATTATCGTTATGACATCATCTTCTTTTACTGCCATCTTCTGTTGTCTTCCATGTGGACAGCATTCACATAGAATATCTTCTACTGTTCTAATTCTCTTCAATTGCGTTGTCCCATGTTATCCGTTCATTGAGAACTTCTCTGACATCTCTATCTACATTATCAGGATGTCTTAAACTATCTATATATCCCCACCTATATAAAAACCTTTCTACCTTGGCATTGCTCATGCGGAAATTCAATCTTCCTTTCGACTGAGCTGAAGCTACTTCTTTAAACATAGGGTAGTCTTCAAGCATTTCCTCTCTTTGATATCCTCTTGCTTTCAAATATTCCTTCCACTTGGGAACAAGATTTCCATGTCCAGTTTGTTTTAAAATGATTTCTCCTATTTCCCAATAAGGAGCTATTGCTTTTCTGCCTTGATCAAGTTCCTGAAGCAAAGGAGGTTTATTGGCATTCAGTCTTTCTCTGACATAAGCTAGGTTTGCAGAACCATATTCCTGTTCAAACATATCAATAGCTTCCTGCTGCTTTGTATAATCGAATTCTCCGTCTATTTCGTTATAGAAATCTCCTGCAATAATCTCTTTTACATATGCTTCATATGCAATGTCCTCAAGGTGTGCCCTTGGGTTCTGACTTTCCTCGTTCAGCATATCCGCTGTTTCCTGATGTTCTTCATATATCATGTCGTAATTAAAAGACAAAGCAAATCCCAATTCAGAACGTCTTTGTCTAAATTCTTGAGCTGTTATATGTCCAGGCACAGTATCAGGCGTATAAAATCTATCTATTTCTTCCTGAAGGTCAGCATCGTATTTTTCTCTTGTTTGATTCAGAGACTCTCTGTAATCCGACACTTCCTCACGTCTTTCCCTTAAAGCACTGATTTCAAACGCTTCGTCCTGTATCTGCTGTAAATGAGGATACATCTGCATAACTTCAGTTCTTTTAAGTTTATTTAGCTCATCCCATGTGCCACCCACAGATTTCATTGAATACACATTAAAATGCTCTTTAAACCTATCCCATTGACCTACAGGAAACGATCTTAAACCCATAAATTCAGCAGGTGGTGATATCCAACCTGGTTTTGGCTGATCAAACAACATTCCTGATGCCCAGAAAGGCATCATATTTTCAGCTACAACTGTTTTCATTATCTGACCAGAATTTTCTGTAGTGGGTTCTCCCATGTAGTTTCTGCCGCTTATCATATCCCATCCTGTACCGGTAAGAGGAGCTATCTGGCTGCGGACAAAGTTTTTAAGCACATCATCATTATCAAAAGCCGAAAAAGACGTTTTAATATCTCCCATAGATGGAATTCTTGCTTCACCTGTTTTAGGGTCCGCTGCAAATTCACCGACAATCTTTCCCATAAATCTTGCTGTAGAAAGAAACGCTGAACCGATACCAACATTGGTATTACCTATCTTATACGTTAAAAACTTTCCACTTGTAGGATCAAGGTTTGGAGTCTGGTCAAGATGATGGCCAAGGTATGAGTAATACATTATAGCCGCTGCTGTCATATGTCCCATAGCATCTCTAGCAAGTTGACCCTGCAAATTACCTCTAAAAATATCTCTCATCAATCCATATGTAGCGAGCCTGTACCTTGGAGCAAACATAAGCATTCCGCCCAATGCCTGCTGTGTTGTCGGCCTAAGACCCATTCCTGCCATACTCACAGTACCTGTCATCTTATTGATATGAGAGCCAAGCTGTCGCAATGCTTCCTCTTTCGGTAATCCGCTTTTTAAAGCCATTGGTTTTAAGCCTTTCCACATTTCAACTTTTGCCATGCTAAGTGCACTTTCAAAGTTTCTTTCGACAGCATCAAGTACCACGTTTAAAGGTTTTCCTATTTTGGGGATTCCTCCAGCTTTACGCAATAGACTTCCCTTACCCATAGCTTCAACGAATTCGTTTAGTGAACCGTGCATGACATCGTAATCATACATTTCTCTTACAGCATCCCAATTTTCATCTATATATTTAGCAAGTACGTTTTCTCTTTTGAAAGCAAATTTGCTGTTTTTGATACTGACTTTTCCACCAACAAGTGCTTTCATGGATTTGCCAACCACATTTCTCCACATCTTATTATCTGTCAAAGCAAGAGGTAACAGGTGTATGAAATATACTCCAAGGTCAAAACCTGCCATCATCGTTCTAGCGGTAGCCTGAGTACCCTGTGCTATACGCATTATTGCGTTACCTGGAGCTGTTCTGTCTTTAATAGAATTAGAAACAAACTGCCATTCTTTCATTTTGAGGTTTCTAAATGGTTCTGCGACCTTTGTGAAGTTCATGCTTTTTATTGAATTGACAAGTTCTTCAGGTGTTCCTATTTTCCCTGCAAGACCAGTCATAGGAAAACTGAACTCACCTGGATGTTTTCCTGCCGCTCTGAGTATATTGTTTTTTTCAGTTCTCATTATCTTTACATTTTGTTCTGCTTCAATTAATGTCTTCTGCACCTGTTCACGCAAATCAAGTAATTCTTTTCTAAGATCTTTACCTTTCAAGCTGAGTCTTTTCATAGTGACATCTGTACCGGCTGCTATATCCGCTCTGCGTGGACTTGCAAAACCAACTCTTTTTACAATTTCCTGCCACCTGCTATCAAGTTCTAAGTCATTATTAACGATAGCTTTTCTACCTGAATAATTTTTTAGCATTTTTCCAGGAGGAACGATTCTTCCTGTTTTTGGATCTAATATTTTTTTCGCAGATGTACCATATTTTATAGTTGTATTTATCGCTTTTATCATTTTTTTCAAGCCGACCTGCCTTGCTACAGCAGCATCAACCTGTTTGAAATACTTGATATCCATACGGTCAACAGCTTTTTTCATATATGGAGTAATGTAATCGACAAGCTGCTGGTCAAGCATACGCTGATACATAGAGGTCCATAACAAAGCTACTTGTTGCATAGGATCGCCCCTGTATCCTTTTGCATAGGCATCGCTGGCATGTTGGTAAAGCCTTGTTTTTTCCTCAAATCCCTTTCTGCCCACAGCACCTTTGGTGGGAGTTTTTAGTCTGAGCATCTCTCCATCAACAGTTTTGAAAAACTGCCATATATTAGGAAAATATTCTCCTTCCACTTCATCCAGTAAGTTTAAATCAGGGTCAAGTTTGCCTCTATAAGCACCTTTATTTATCGTTTCCTGCCTCAGTTCACCAGTTATTTTTCTGAATTCATCAAACCAGTTTGTTTGTTCTGTTGTTAACTTATACTTATTTGAATACTGAGCTACTTCCTGAAAAGACTGTCTGCTTGTGGCTCCGGTTTTACTTGTCACCATCATTGTGAAATTTTCATCTAAATTGAATATTTGGTTTGCATTTCCTACAGCACCGATAAATCTCTGGGTCACCAACTTAGCAGCTGTATCCACTCCTTCCTGACCTCTTATCATTGCTATCCAGAGCCTGTGAGCAGGATTAGTGGGATCTGCAAGTGCATTAATTCCTACTTTTTCAAATAGCAAATCTTTAACTTTTCGAGTAACTTCTATTAATTTTTTCTCTCCAAGCAAGTCAATTTTGAAATTACCTGCTGTTTGTTCTACATTCTCACCAATTTTTGCAGTATATTTAGGCATCCCTTCTTCTATTAGTTCGTGCATAGATTTGCCTTGCGGTAAGGTGCTTTCAACTGTTTCTTTTGCAGCTGTTTTGCCGACAGTTTTCACAGGTTCAACTACGCCTGGCTTCATTGTACCGGAGCGAAGAAATTCCGTTGTCTGCTTGGCTTCCTTTACACCCTTTACACCTAATTTACCTACTTTCCCTGCACCTTTGATTCCATATTTGATTCCTTTTATTCCTGCACCAATTAATCTTGGAGCGACTAAATATTCAACTGGGTTTATAACACTCATAGACAGTTGTTGCCATAGCGGTCTTTCCGATCTGATTTCTCTTAGCTTTTTAAGCAAATCTTTAGTTTCTCTGTAGTTTTCAGATGACCATGTTTTTTCCCCAAACATGCCGTATCCTTCTCCATAATTGCTTTTGTCAAACCACTGATCAAGTAAGGCACTGACTTTTTTCCCTCGTTCGGTTCGTGCCTCCATGCCCAACAATCTCTTTTTTACAGCCCACGGCAGAACTTCAGGTACAGCTTCATAAAAATTATAGGCTATTTTTAACGCATCTGAAGCTGGTTTTTCTATTATGTCAGGTATAGCCCCTCCGATAAACGACCCAAATACACTTCCTTCAGGAGCTGGTGTTTCAGCAACTACCTCTTCCTGCCGCTGTACCTCCATGTCGTTATATTGCTGCTGTGCCTGCTGAGAACCCTCCTTGGCAAGTTGGTTTCTTTTTATGATTTTAGACTGATTAGCGAGACTGATTAGTTCTCTGAAAGACTGTTCTTGTTCTTCTTCTGCACTCATTCTTCTTGGGGATACCATTTAAACTCTCCTTCCTGTAGGTAACCCTCTTGAGAAAACTTGTGCAGGTGGTGCCTGCATACCTCCTGGAGTGACACCTGCCGATGCTCGTCCCAGTTGCTCAGGTCTGATACCGGCAGAGTATCCTAACATACTTGTGAGTGTCTGCATTGCCTGTGGGTCAAGTTCTCCTAACTGACCCATCGTTGGAATGCTTCCCTGAAACATCTGCGATATTGCCTGCTGAGGCGTGAATTGTGCTCCACCAGGCTGTTGGGGTGCACCAGTCTGTTGAGCAGCACCAGGCTGTTGTGCTGTTGGAAGCTGCATACCAAGTCCCTGTAACTGCTGAGGCATTCCACCTCCTGTTAAAGCAGTCAGAGCACCGAATGCGGCAGGGTTTTGTAACATCAATGCAAGGTTTTGGCTTGCAAGCTGCTGCATTTGAAAATCCATTTGACCTGCCTGCAAATCACGCTTCAATTCAAGTTCTTTATCTCTTAAGTCTTCATTAGCTTTTTCAGATCTTATTTGTGCAGCTAACCTTCTGTCCGCTAATGTCGTAGCTTCCTCCTCGTTATACCCAAGTTCTATCAGCCTGATTTTTTCATTTTCCTGATTAGACCTCACCAGTTCGGCTATTTGCTTATTCACAGTAGCCCTGTCAAGGTTTTGCTGTATTATGTTTTCTGTAAGTTCTCTAGCTGCAAGAGTCTGTAAAATAGGATTGCCTTCAGCATCCCTTTTTATTATATTATTTTCGTCTTTAACATAAGCCCCTTCCAGAGAAGTACCTAGTAGTGCAAGAAGACTTTGGTTCTGGGCACCTATCCGTGCTGCTACCTTTTCATCATATTCTTTTTCATTCAAACCAAACTGATCTGCCCATTGCTGCTTGGCAAAGGTTTTTTGACCTGTCTGAGGATGTCTTCCCATGACGTTTGCAATTTGCAAATCAGCCTGAGCATCTGCGAGTTTTTTCTCTTGCTCAAATTTTTGAAAAGTTAACGTCTTACTTTTTTGCCCTGTAGCACTTGTTGGATCTGTAAAATACCCTGTTTGGTCTGCCTCTACTATTGCTCTTTCAAGGTCTAACTTATCTTTCGCAAGAGTAGTTTGCCCATCCATATAACCTGTAAGCTGGGCATTTGCCACTCTCTCGTCATAATCCTGTTGCTTTTTAGCTAAAGTGTCCTCATCGCCAAACTTACCTGTGGTCTGTGCAGTCTGTATCTTACGATCCCATACCTGCTGTTCCGCATTTTTTTTCTGACTTTCGAGTGATGCTGCTCTGTTTAACAGTTCTTTACTTCTTGTAGTCATAACAGGAGTGCCGGATACAAGTTCGTCACCAATTTGTATTTTCGGCGTATACACTTTCAAATATTTACCTATGTTAGCCATATTGAAGCTAGGATCGTTTACCTCACTCCATGCTTTAGTAAAATCTTCGTCAGTCCAATCGTCATCACCTTCTTCAGCAGTTGACAGGTCAGGGTCAAGGTCAGGGTCGAGAGAGTCTGGGAGTTCCCCTACATTTTCAACAGCTGCTGTTATAGGATTTATATATGTTGTTTCGCCAGCCTCAATAGCTGCTGCTCTTGCACGAACCCTATCTGCCTCTTCCTCTTCGGTTGGAAGATTGGCCATCATTATTTCTAAAGATGCCAAAATAGCTTCATCACTTATTCCTCCATAAGCTGATCTCAATTCATCAATATTTCTAAAAAGAGGGGTATTTGAACCTGGAATAGTTCCTATGCCCAGCTTATCCATGCGTTTTAGAAAAGTGTTTAAAATACCTTCGGATTGTTCCCCTGTAATAGGATCTTTATGCGGTCCTAACATCACGGTTGCCGCTTCTTCTTTTCCTAATTCTGCTTCTAATCCTGCTTTTGTTTCTCTGTTTTTTATTTCTTGTATTTTTTCATAATCATCAATAGGATCAAGGAGGGTCGATCCCATCCATATATTTGGATCCGAATATAATCCACTAGATTTCATTAAAGTACCTGCCCCACTTACATCTGGTCCTCCAGGTTCTGGTATAGGTAATCCTGTAATAGGATCAGTTGGTATATTTGGATCTTTGTAATCCTCGTCTCCCATAATACTTTTGGCGGCAGCCTCAGCGGCATCAGCATCAGCTATTCTTTTTGCTTGTTCATCTCTTCCAGCCTGTTCTGCTAGATTGAGTCCATATTCTTCTTCATATCCGTTCATCATGATTGGCCTCCAGGCAGCAATTTAGAAAGTTCTTGGATTATGTCATCCACAGGCTGACCTCCAACCATTGTGGGCTTCGGCTTTTTAGGCTTCCCAAGTATGCCTTCAAATATTTCTTCGGTCTGTATACTAGCTGTATCGGCGGCTATATCCACCGGTGTTTGTAAATGATTTCTATCGTTTTTCTTTTTAACCATATTATTCTCCTATAGTCTCACCGCTTGGCATTCCTACTGCTCCGCCTGTGGGTCCACCGAGTTCAGCCCCTAGCTGATCTATGCCGCCCATACCCTGTGGATATACGCTAGGTCTTCCCTGTTGAGAGGCTACTCTTGCAGCCTGTATGTTAGCTTCTCCTGGTCTTTGTAACTGTGCTCCGCCTATATTTCTACTTCCCACGTTTCCTGTCTCGCCTGTAGGTGAAGCCGCCTGCTCCATCTGGGTAGGCAATCCAACTTTTTGTAGTAACAAAGCAGTCTGCTGCTGTATAAATTCAGGTGTATTGAGTAACTGCTCTGCTCTTATCTGCATCTGCTCTTCCATCGGATCTGTAATTCCTGCTCTTCTTTGAGCTTCATATAATGAAATTATTCCTGCACCCTTAAGCCTCATGGCAAGCAGAGCTTCTCTTTCACGTTCTTCTGGAGCTTCTGCCTTAACACGCACAGTATTCTCGTGATAGCCACGAATCTGGTCAGGACCTATCGTCTGATCAAAATTATGTATTTCATTTCTACCGTATACAGTAACTCTGCCTCCAGCTTTGTTTTCTATCAGCATGAGCCATTTTTTATTGATATCTTCCAAAGCATGTCTTAATCCATCGGCTACGCCTTGAAATACTAATCTACCCATTCCTGCGAGTACGCTGAGTCCAAACCCTGAAGATACGCCCTGTGGTCTGACTCCTCTTATCACGTTAGGGAAGGTAGCTTCCTCTATCTTGGTCTGTATCATAGACAGCTGCTGGATAATGTCAGGCGGTATCTGCACCATTGGAGATGGTCTTACGTCCACTCCAGGAAGTACTATATTCTTACCGCCAAAGAGTTCATAGTCACTTCTGACTCTCTCTGCGTTTTGCTCTGGTCCATGAAAGTCTATAGTCCTATATGCCACTGTTCTGACTAATGCTCCAATCTGCGTCATTAGCCTAGCTTCTTCGTCTAGTAGGTTATGCACATTTTTTAAAACTCCCCTGTATCTTTCTTCCGGAGAGCCGTCTTCAAACGTATAGCTGTGAACAGGAATGATAGGGGTAAACGGCAGGTGGCCGTAGCCATGCCTATGTGGTCCCCATACGACCTGCCTATCACACACATACATCACCCATTCCTCGTCCCAGTATTCAAACCATTCAGCTTGGGATGCAGATGGGTTTTCAGGTTTCCATTCAGGATATTTCTGGCTAACGTCATCTACATCACGATCCATAAACTCTATTACCCACTTGGTTCTTGTTTTGGAATCATCCCATACCAGATTGCGTGGATTGATTACGTTAGCAGCAAACGGAAACTTTATGCTTCGTTGCTCCATGAAATCGTTAAGAGTACGTTTATAGTCAGCTTCATCCTCGAAGTCATCGCTTACAGGAGCATTAGGCCAATTATCTGAATCCCACATGGATTTAATCCATCCTACGCCGTATAGGAAACTCTGCCTGACTGCTGTTCTAAGCACAGGCTTTCTCATCATTAGCCATATGCCTGTCAAAGTCTTTTGAATTCTTTCCGCCCTCGCTCTTGATCTGGGAGAAGAAGGCACATCTATAGCTAGATTATTAACATCTACATGATCACTGGCCGTATTGACTATAGCACCTGCCGTAGCTGGCCATACTGCATCTATACCTTCAGGAGCAGGCACAGTCCTATTGCCCATGTAATATTCTTCTTCAGTCTCGCACTGCCTATGGAAATCCTGATAATACGCCTTCTGCCTATCGAACAGGGCAAGGATATCTTCCAATTCAGGTGCATCCGTGTTTTCAGGATCACCAGGCATCCATTCAGTTATTTCTTCCATCACAGGTTTTTCTGTAGTTACCATTAGCTAATCCCCAGTTCTTCAGCCCTTTTGGCTATTTTTTCTAATTTTCTAAGTCTCATTAATTTAGGTCCTTCCAAATTACCCTGATTCCAACCGCTGTTGGCTTCAGCCTGAGTAGGCACATATCTTGAGTTCCCTATAGGCCTGAAGGAACTTGACGCAGGATGACTCGAATCAGCCACTTCTAAAGCAAGTGCAAGTGCAAATACGGCATCGTCATGCTCACCTGGAGGTGCTTCCGCCTTATATCTACCGCCAGGTAATTTCCTATACTGAAAGGCTCTAAGCTGTCTCAGCAGCCTTTTTTCATTAAAGAACGAAATAGTCTGTCTTTCCAAAGCTACTACAAGCTGCTGAAGCAGATGCTCTCTGGAAGACTGAGAAAATATATACGGAGATACAGGAATGCCGATTTCTATCAATTCGCTCATGAATACGTCACCTATGCCTGTAGCATCCAGGCAAAGCTGCTCTATGCCCCATTCCTCTACAAGTCTTGCAACGTGTTCTCTCTGAGTAACCCATTCAGTACCGTCATCCCAACCCTGATAATGCACCATTTTTCTTTCTGCTGCATCCATGATCACCATTACTGAGGGATCTAACTTTCTACCAAGGTCTAGACCTGCTATGTACCTAGCACCTGGAATAGGACCCTGCATTGGATCACCTGCTATATTGGCATCTATATTAGTGAAATAACCTGCTGAGTCAGAAAACTCGGCCATATACATACGCCGCCAGACTCTTTCAGGCAGCAGTTCCTTGTCAGATTCTATCTCCGCCTTCTGCTCTGCGGTAAGCAATGGGTTTTCAAAGCTCGTAGCCTTAAAAGAAGCAAAGCCTCTTTCTCCTCTTTCGCCTGCTACAAACGCCCTTCTGAACCAATGATCAGGATAAAGAGCAGGAATACCTTCAAATATACCGTATCCAAGCCTTTCAGGACTTCTAAGCGTAGGCAATAACTTTTCAAAAGCCTTATCGGATATATCCTGAGCTTCTGATATCCATAGAAAATCCAGACCTGCCGTCTGTAGGCTGTCTGGGTCATGAGCTGATTTAACCTCTATCTGCCCCCAGGTTCTCTTATCTGAGCCTTTTAGGTGCATTAGCCACGAATCCTGCTTGATACCGGCAGGAGATATAAACTCATTAGGGAAGAAAGCAATCATTTCGTTCCAAATCTGTCTGGCCTGCGGAAAATTCGGTGTTACTATCCACGCATGAAAAGGCGGTATTAAGTGTGATTCCACCTCTATTTCAAGGCTTTCTACATATCTTCTGATTAATTCCCATAAAGCAAAACGAGATTTACCCCACCTACGTCCTATCTCTAAAACCTTGATTTTAGCATCAACTCCATGCACTCTCTGCTGACCTGGATGAGGTTTATAAAAATCATTTAGATTGAGCTGCTGCTGCATATTCAGACCTCAAATACTATTTCATCGCCGTTCCAATCCTTACAGTCTCCATCCTCTTCCCATTTAAATATAGGCGTTCCCTCTCCCACATACGCACCCTCGGTGTTATAACAAAAATAATCAATCGCATCCTCGTAACACCACTCGTTATCCTCCATAAACACCTCTATACACTTCTCACTCGAATAAACAGCAACCTTATTGCCGTTTCTACTACCAACGCCAATCATCGCCCTGTCTAAACCGTCAGCAGTTAGAGCCTCCGGATTAACCTCAATTAAACGATCTGTAAATATACTCATCTTCGACAGGTTTGTGTAACCATAAAAACTCCTTCGTTTCTCTCCACCCTGCATTGTCCATATCAAGCGGCAGTACGTTTATCATCTCCTTCCTATGCCCACACTTCTCACATACCCCAAGCGAATACCTGCCGTTAGGCATCCCTACCAAATAACTATGTACGCACTCAGCCCTTTCCACCGGTAAAATTACTCACACTGACATTCACGAAATTCCCTGCACCTGTAACCGCTCCCTCCGGCATCATCCCCCTGATCTGATGCAAATGCTTTATAGCATTCAACTGCACATTCTTATTAACGTCCTGCTCTATTAAATTCTTTAACTTAATAATCGACATAGGCAGCATTATCCCTGCTATCTGCTCCGCTATCCGCTTAGGCTCATGCATAACATCCACAAATACCTGGTCGAAATCCTCACTCATCATCCTCTGCTCCTCTACCCATGCCATAGACTCCCCAGTCAACTCACATGCCCTCGCAGCATCCATACAATCCATATAAACAGTCATAAATGACCTCTGGCCTACCGTAAGCTCACTCCACGCATTACCCTCCTCTACATTAACCTTCACAGCATTCTTAGCAGCTAACGCAGGATGCTTACTTATCTCTGCCTTCCTAGCCATTGTGACACCTGCATCCGCAACCTGCTAAATCGCAATCCTTGCATCCGCCATATACACATATCAATGATGTTGCCATATATATCTCCTATATTCAGGGGTAACACTATTTCACGAGAGCAAGTCGGAGTTGATGGAAAACACTTTAAAGGAGAAGAAAACCACCACAGTGCTACCCCCTACTTTAATCATAACTTAATTATTACTAGCCATAAAGTCAATACTTAATAGTATATTTTTATATTCGTTTATGGAATGATTTTGAATGATTTATCGCTTGAGCATGTACCAACAAAGAATAAGGGGTGGCCTCGGCCAACCGGCGAAGCCAAGACTCGGACAGTATCGGAATTCCTGGAACATATCAAGCAACATAATTAATATTATTTACTACCAATAAACGACATTAATTAGATAGGCAATTATTTACCTTTAGGATTTATGCTATCAAATTTCTGTAATGCTCTGAATATCTCATTAAATGCGATAGGATCATCACAGCCCCTATAGATACAAACTGTACCTATTATTAAGTTAAGATAATTACTCTTGCTCCTGTTAGATATTAAATAGCGTACCTTATATTCATATGGTAATAAATCAGTATTAAATAATATTTTAGGTATCCACATTCTTAAACTTTTAGACTTATATATTTTTTCATTATGAATATGGAAATCATTCATTATATTTAACTCCTAAAATATTATTTAATTATGTTAAAAAACACTAATAATATGCATGCGTTTTAGAGAATATTATCATTAAATTTAAAAATAACTCTTATATATGAAATATTAGAGTAATACTAATACTGAAGAGGATGTACTAATTAACACATTTAATATATTATAATCTTAACTTAAAACTTTGAAGGAGTTAAAAATGAAACAATTTGAAGCAACATTTACAATATCGATAAAATCCGATGGCTTGGATGAGATAGAAGCTAAAAATCAAGCTTCCGCCGAAAATAAATTAGAAGCTAAAATTCAGCAATATATTAAAAATAATAATCTTGAAGGTATAGCAATGGATTTAAATTCAACCTTAGAAATTGATTCTTACGTTAGGGATATGGCTGATTTTTATTAAATCCAATAGCATGTTAAACCATGCTATAACCTAGCACCGCAATTGTTAGGTTATAAGATGGTTTAAATCATCAAATAAAAAACAGGAGAATAGAAAATATGAAATCCGCAAGGTCTGAAATAATACGAATGAAAATAAATGTACATCCAATTCATCAGGAATTAATTAGTCGGATTCTAAAATCCGATGAAACTAGTCGTTGGTTAAAAGATGCAATCAAGACTTTATTTAATCGTGATATTGTTGATTCAATTAATGACGTTGAATTATTGTTAAGCCTATTAAATAAAGAACTTAATGCCTATCAAGACTATAAAACATTTTACACTAATGGTAAGCCAAGATTAATTCCAAAATCTGAATTAAATAGTTAAGTCCTAGCATGTTAAACCATGCTATAACCTAATAAAAAATTATTAGGTTATAAGATGGTTTAAATCATCTAATAAAAACATAAGACCCGCAAGGGCAAGGATAAATA